CTAATAGTGTTAGCGCCTAAATAACCTACAACAGTAACTAAATTTCCAATCTTTGTGTATTTACCAGTTGATGAAGTAGCAGTGTATGTTGGATTTCCACCAGAACCTTGTAGTAATATTGTAAAAGTTCCCTCCTCATAATCATCCAACGTGTTTACATTAGATGATGCTGATTGAGTTGCAGGGAAGGTGATGCCTGCGCCTGTTTGTGAGGTTGCGCCTTGAAGAGCAAGTGATTTGCCTGCTTCTACTGCAAGTAATTGTGTGAGACTAATGGCACTTCCAGCAGTGCTAGTAGCAGTTGCGGCGTAATAGGTTACCTTTCCAGCATTATCAAAATCTAATATTGATGGTTTTGATGTTGCATTGGCATATTTCCAACCAGAATTGTAATAAGCCCCATTGGACAAAGTTGTTGAACCAGCGCCGCTTGACCACAAAGCAGTTCCTAAAGAACCAACCTCAATAGCTTTAGTTCCTGTCCAAGTTGATGGCGTAATACCAATCCCCACATTACCTGAGGAGTCGATAGTCATACCAGTAGTAAACGTAACAGTGTTACCTGCCGTACCAGAGGCGGCATATTGCCAAACATGGGAACTTGCGCCTTGTTGATATAAAGTTGCACCAGCAGTATTTTTGTATATCCAATTCGTGCCGTTGTAATAAGCGTTTTGCGCCAACTGCAAATAAGTAGTGCTATAACTATCAAGAGAACCTCCTGATAATTCAAGTGCTTTCCCACCAGAAAGACTCCAAGAACTTGGCGTAACCCCAATACCCACATTCTGTGAAGCATCTACAGTAACCGCCGTAGTCCCAGCAGTTTGAAGCGCCAACACGCCGCTGGTGTCAGCAGTTTGAACTAAACCCGCACTGGTGCTGGCATTGATTGTTGTGGTCATTGTGTTACCTCATCTGCGGGAAGTGGTTGATTTCCCTCTGCAAGCCACTTGACATACTCTTGAGCAGTCACTAAGCAAGATTCTCTATGACCATCAGGCCATTCACGCCAAACAACCTGAATATTTTGCATTGGTGTAGTTGGCATTAATTTCCAAATTGGCTCGTTCATAATTCACATCCTGTAAAAATGATTTTTGGTAAAGCACCAACACATGGGGTGTTTGTTATAAGACCAGCAGCAACTGTTCCTTGAATTTGTCCAAAATCAACAGTCCCAAAGCTAAATGTAATATTTGTTAAAGCTTGACCAGCACCACCATAATTTGCAACACTTCCAGCCAATGTGTATGAAATACCAGTTGGAGCAGTTCTTGCCTTTACAGAAAATGGAATACCAAATATTGAGTTAGTTGTTGAGCTGCTACCACCGTTTACAGAAAAAGCTGATGTTGTAACTTCTAACACAGGGCAATACCTTTGACACAAAGCCAACTCAGTCCCATAAGGTCTGTAATCAAAGCTAGTTGCTGTTGAGCCTTTTTCTAGCTGTACGCCTGTGATGTAGAAAGTAGCGCCGTTTGTGCTGACTACTGATGTTGCTCCTGTTGCTCCAAGATAGTTGTTTGATGACCATGCTCCAGCAGTACCGCTAAATGTAGAGCCAACACCGAGACCAAATAAAACATTAATACCATTGCCATTTGTTTTTAACCAAGTGCCTGATGTATCACCAGCAATTGTTACTGATTTTTGTTCCCACGTATTTGCAACAGAAATGGTGTAAGTAAATGGATAATTTCTATCTCCACCATTGTTTCTAAAATTACCACCAAAAGTTCCAGTCAAACTTGAGCGCACCCAAAATGACAATGTTACAGTCGCCGCAGACGCAGTCCCCCACGCCAAATCAGCAACATTTAATCCTTCAATAGCTTGCCCCAAAGTAAAGTAATCTCCCGCCAATAATGAATACGCAGACGATGATGTAACACCGGCATAGTTAATAAATCCAGCAGGCGGTGTTACTGAGCCTGCATTTTGCTGAACTGTAAACTTTGATGCTTGACTACCAAGAGCGGAAAACCTATCCATTGTGTAGACGGCTCCCGATATGTTTGTTACACTCGCCCCCGCATTCCTTTGGTCAATCACCATTGCACCATTGATGATGCGGTTCTTAAATCCGTAGTAGCCAGTGCTTGTACCTGTACCGCCATAAGCCTCGGCAACAGTACCCGAAGATATTGCGCTACCACTTACACCAGTAGAAGACGCTGTGGTCAGCATAGTGCCAGTAGTGGACGGCAAAGTCACAGTCACCGTACCCGCTACCGCAGGAGCAGACAGCGTTACAGCCCCGCTTGTATCTCCATTGATTACAACTGAACTCATATTGTTTCCTTATTGAACGACCCAGCGTGAGCCGCTGGAAACAGTTACGGATTGCCCACTCGCCACAGTGACTGGCCCAGCAGACATGCCTGAATATCCAGCCGCTATGGTGTAGCTTGAAGCCACGGTCAGGCTGTTCACCACAATACCGTTACTGGCTACCGGCACACGGGCTTGAAGTTCCCCAGTGCTTGGTTTGTACAACAAGTTTGCGTTGCCGGTATATAAATTTAATGCCGTACCCGATGTGGCACTGGCAAACGTAGGATACAAATTGCTTGTCGTGCTTGTATCGTTACTGAGCGTTGCACCACCCACCGAAGTCCAAGCGGGAGAAGATCCGCTGTAGCCCTCAAACTGGTTGGTTGTTGTGTTGTACCGCAACATACCCACAGAAGGGCTTGCAGGGCGCTGGGTGGTTGTCCCAGTAGTAACCTTCAACGTAGTGACCTGCGCAAAGTCAGTACCGTTCCATGCACAAAGAATCGCGGCACCCGTAGGAATCAATACGCCAGTAGTTGCCGCACCCTTGAGAATGACATCGCTGTCAGACTGGTTGATAACCGCATATATCTTGCTCTTGGACGGTGCAATGATATTTCGTGAAACACCGGGAGAGCCCGTTGGAATAAGGATCGCGTACCGGGCTTGATTAGATGCGCCAGAACCGGTAGTGGTTAGTGTCCAATCCGCAGACAGCACACTTTGTGTGGCTACACCCGCAATAGCATCATCTGTCAGTTGAGTGATGGAGTTATTGACAGTGTCGCCCCAAGTTCCAGAAAGTTCTCCTGTAACCGGTAGCGCCAGTCCTAAAAGTGTTGTGTATGCAGTCGTCATGGTTTACCTCAAGTTACAACTTCTTCCCAATCAGCCGTTTCAACATTCACAATGTCGGTCCAGCCGGGAGTCTGTGGGTTACTGATATTTTGCCAGTTTGCTGTTTGATTGTCATCAATATTTGCCCAATAAACCGCAATTAAAGTTCCTACCGTGCCACTACCTTGAACACCTGTCAAGACAGAAGAACGATTAAAGCCAATTGATCCAACTGATGCACCAGCCGAGTTGCCCGTCAATGCTATCAGAAGTTCCTTGACAACAGTGCCTACCGCAGCATTTGCTTGATTGCTGTTAAGCGGAACAATTACTCCACCGGGGGACCCAACAGCAAAGTTACCCGTCAGATCCGCAGAACTACTTGGAACAACAGTATTAACTGCTCCAGCACTCTGTGACCCTGTCAGGGGGATGTTCTTGTCACCAGATACCGTTCCTACGCTTCCTTGGGCCAACGCCCCGGTCAACGCGACAGAAAAGTTAGCCACCGGTGTTCCAGCATTTCCTGCTGCAACCACACCTGAGAGCGCAAAAGACTTGCTAAAAGATACCGTCCCGACCTGACCGGCGGCAGTTACCCCAGACAAACCAACCAACATCACGGGAGCAACTGTACCTACACTGCCCGTTGCTGCATCCCCAGTTGCTGCATTGGTATTGCTTACAGCTACCGTTCCTGCCGACCCTGAAGCCGACGTTCCTGACAAAGCAACTGATTTGCTTACCGTTACTGTTCCAACCGATCCTGCGGCAGGTACACCTGATATTGCTACTGCAAATACAGGGGATACGGTTCCTACAGAACCAGTTGCTACATCCCCAGTTTCTGCATCTGTGTTACTTGGAACAACTGTACCAACAGCGCCTGAAGCAAAAACTCCAGATAAGGCAATAGTCCGATCAGGCGAGAGCGTACCGACGGAACCGGTCGCCTCATTCCCTGTTGGATATACCGTCCCTCCACCCCAAGGGCCGCTACTCCATGTACCGTCACCCCAGCCGAGAGACATGGACTACCCCTTAGGTGGTAGCCAAGCGCAACAAAGCGGTTGATGTGGTGTTTGAAGGCATTGTCAAAGTGAAAGTACCAGCCGTAATGGTCTGTGAGCCAAACGTGTGGACACTGATAGCCTTGTTGGTTTGCGTTGAGTTGTACAACAACACGGTATCAAATGCAGTTGCCAAAGTCACTGTAGTGTAGGTAATTGAAGCTGAAGGGGTCCAATAAGCCACACCCGCAGTTGCTGAGGAATTGGTTGAAGTTGGAGCAGTAGCATTTGTTACCGTTACACCGCCCGCAGTGTAATTTGTACCACTCACTTCACCAGTTGCTGTGTAGGCAGTGGTGGCCGCATTGATCGTTGCCGATGTCAGGTACAAAGCCGCTTTAACAGTATCTGTGGTAGGTGATGTCAAGCTGCCACGGGATACGATGGTTGAAGTACCAAGCTGATGCTGACCGAGCATTAGCTCGCCCATAAATGAGGTACACATTGATTGGGTATTTGCCATGATGTTTCCTTTAGCCTAAAGTTTGTGTTTCGCCGCCGCCAAAAACTGGCATTTTTTTCAACGTCACATGAGCGGAACGGTGTACAAGCTCACCTTCTAGCCAATACTCAACCCATGTTGTGATTTCATTGTCATTATCGACGGAGCCTTCCCGCTTTTCAAGCAAGGAATCATCCATTTCGCCTTTTGTTGTTGTTACCAGCATTCTTTTCTCCTTAAATGATCCGAATTACAGCAGTTTCAGGATTATCCGCTGGTAACTGAATGGTGAAACCTTGATTGGCCATTGTCTGATCAGTTCCAAAATTAAACACGCCAATCGACTTGTTGCCTTTAGTGTAATTGTAGATTAAGGCACCCCGGGTTGTAAAGTTTGCGCCCGGCCAAGAAGGATTGTCAAAGGTAGCGTATCCAGCGCCGTTGCCCTGCTGAACAATAAAGTTCAAGGCCACATTACCCCCCGCTGTATACCCCGTTCCGGATACTTCATTGGCAGTTGTGTACACGGTTGTAGTAGGTCCAAGATTAGCATCAGATGTGTACAGTGCAACTTTTATCACATCGTTGATAAGGTCGTGCACACCCAAAAGAACTTGTTCTTTGAAACTGGTAGTAAGGCCTGCTGTAATCATTACTGCACCTTAACCTTGACTTGACCGTCACGATAAGTATCGGCCCGTTGTTTGCCATCACCCAAGTTCTTCAGAAGCGCCATCGCCTCTTTGTACTTGGCATCGTACAGCGCCATCATGTCTTGCTCACCCTTCATGAACGTGTATGCCTCAACCAGTGAACCATACAGCAATGTAGAGTCAAAATTGTCACCCAGCCACGAAGTGCCCGCAGTCACAATTGACTCAGGGTAGTAGTAGTAATGCAGTTCTGCTTTGTAGGTCCGGTCCGGCGTAGGCCCGAGAATGAACGATAACTCCGTCACATTGGCAGATTGTGGGCCAAAGATGGCATAGTATTTTGGTTCTGCCGTGCTGGCAGGGTTTGGATACACCTCGCGGATAAAGTTCACGTCCTTGTCCAACAGGTACAGATAGTCACCTTGGAAAATGATCGTTCCCGAAACAGTGCTGCTATTGGCCACAGACAAAGTAATTGTTGTGCCGTTGATGGCTGTTACTTGAGCACCTGTACCGATACCTGAACCAGTTACCACTTGGCCAACAGCTATGTCCGTTGCACTGCTCACCGTAATAGTGAATGCCGCAGAGATACCTGTAGCCGTAGGGGAAGCATATGTGTACACCGCAAGAGAATACGTAGACAAATAATCATCGGGAGCAGACAAATACTTGTTCCCTGAAGTAATCGTACCCGTCTGGTTGCGGCGCAAATTTGCCAACTGCACCATGTTGTAGATGCGTTGCTCCGCCTGCCTTACAAAAATGGAAAGCTCCGTCGCCGTGAACGTGTTCTCGGTATAGTCCGCAATCGCAACAATGAGTTCAGCGTAGTTCATGTGATCGACGTGGTTACAGGGGACAGCACACCGGCTGCCACCAATTGTTTGGAATACGGCATCGGCTGCATGCCAATGCTCGCAAACGAAGAGTCCGCAGTCAAGCCCACATAGACTGTAACGTACAAACGAGACTCTGGTCGAGGTTGATACAAGGCCTGTGGCTCCGTGATGTTGCGCTTGGGCTCTAACTGTGGATGCTTTGATTCATAGCATTCAGTGCAGACTTTAAAGCCCTTCCAATCCTTAATCAGCTCAAGCAGCTTGTACCGCTGACCGCATTGGTCACACAGTGCAATCGCAAACTTGCCTGAAGCATAGCCCATGATTACCTACCCGAGTAGGTTGGTGTCAGAAATACGCTGGCTGTGTCCCGATCTTCCGTCGCTGCTCGGGCAAATTCTTCTTCGTACAATTGTTTCAGAATTACCATGCGATCTGGAGCCTTCTTAACGGCCAGATGGAATGCTAATGCCGCTACCAAACAAGGTAAAAAACGGAAAACAATGTCTGCTGTATTGGTATATGCCCCTGCATTTTCAATGCGTCGGATGGCGTAATACACAAACGTCCACGTCTGCGTATCATCAGGTGCTGGGTACAAATATACCGTGGTCGGAACAGAACGCTGTACATAGTATTGAGCAGGTCTGGACTGGGTATTCTTATTAGGGACATGCAGCCATTCTGCGCGGCTAATACGGTCAATCGTAATGTCCTGCTGGGTAGACTGTCCCGCATTCGTGCGAATCACCGCAGATAAAGCATTTACTGTATCGTCCGGCAGGTCGTATGCGTATACCCCAGCCGTCAACACTTGCTGGCGCTGCTCAATCGTCCAAAGATTCAATCCACGATTGGCCCATTCAGCAAAAATAATATTTAACGACCGAAGGGCCGTTTTCATGTCGTAGCCAGCCCTGACCTCTATGCCGCAGCGTTCATACGCCTCGGCAATCAGATCATCAAACTGAAGATCAAAGTTGGCTACGCCTGAAGTGGTCATGAATTAGCAAATCTTGGCGGTACGCGCACGGGCAGCACCCACACCACGCACTTGAACACGGCCACCTTCAGAGTAACCACGTTGAGCAATACCTTGGCCACGCATTGCTGCACCGCCTTTTTTCATGCCCATCTGTTCTTTATCCATCATCATGTCTTTTTTAGAGCCTTCTTTTACGCCCTTTTTCTCAACATCCTTGTTGGACATTTCAAATTTTTTCATTTTTGGAGTCATTTTTGCCATAGTATCACCACCTTTTTGAAATTTTTTGCCTTTGCTGGCCTCACTAAAATCCATCGCCACAGATTGTGGGATGCCTACTTTTTTTGCAAACGTTGGATTGTGCGCTGCCGCATCCATCAATCGTTTTTGTTTAAGAGATTTTGCTGGCATTATCAACCTTTGGCTTGAATAAGTTGATCAATTTTTGCTTCAAGCCTGTTGAAGCGTTGGTCAATATGGTCAGTAACTCTTTGAACTTCTGTATTGGTTGCATAGTCACGGGCAATCTCCTCGCGAGTTATGTTTAAAAGTCTTTCAACACGTTTGACATCTTCCAGTTTTTCACGAATGAAAAACCATACAGCTCCCATAATAAGGGATAACGTGGCTGACCATACTGTATTGATATCCATGCTCAGCATTTCCATTTTTTGAGGCTCTTGTTAATCCTGCTATCCGGGTCTTTAGCAGTCTTTTCACTTGTCAATTTGCTTTTCATGCCCTCCATTCGGGCACAAAATGACTTCTTTCTGGCTCCGCCTTCTGGCTGAGGAGGCTTCAGATTCATACCCTGCTTTTTGGCAGAAGCCCGACCCTTAGCATTTAAGCCGCCGGTCGGGCTTTTGCCCTCTTTCCTCTGCCAAGCTGGCGTTTTAGCCATTTCAGTACATCTTGCAGGGCTTGTTGCGAGCCATGCCAACCCCGCGAGGAGAGAATGAGCTAGAGGGCTTAGGACCACTCTTACGGGCAGTCTGCTTAGGACCGCCCTTGCTCATATCTTGCTTCTGCGCACCGGGCTGAACTTCGCCTTGGTACTGATCATCTGCCATTTTTGCTGCACGTCCCATGATGGACTCCTTATCCGTAGAAGATGGTGAAGCCCGTCTGATTGCTCAACTGGGCGTAAATGCCATTTGTGGCCACAATACCGTCGCCGGGGACCAATAAAGTGACTGTCTCTGAAGTGTTTACAGTGTCCCAAGAGGTGATCCAACGAGTACCCTGTACGGCGGCTGCGCCTGCGGTGATTGAACCGGAGTTCAGGTCAGTCACGGTGTAAGTACTAGATGTCAACACGGTCACCACGTAGTTACCATTAGTGGCCGTACCTCCAGTGCCTGCGGAAAAGGCCAAACCGACCACATCGCCCGTTGTCAGGCCATGCGAAGCCAGCGTAATAGTGATAGTGGTGCCAGAACGGGCATAGGTGACGGCAGTAGGAGCCGTTGTGGTATCCCAGAGATTCACTGTGCCAGCTGTAGCCCCACCAATCCCAATAAAGCCTTTTAGACGCGCTCTACCAGTGACCATTTGGCCACTGGTGTTCAGATGCGCACTCTTTACGTCAAATTGAAAGCCCATGATGGCCTCCTATCAGGAATCGGCAAACGGTGTAGCAACAGTGCCGGTACCCAAAATCACGCCGGTAACCACGTATTTCAACGCGGCCAGAGCACGAATTTCAATCCATGTGCCTGCAACGCCACCAGTGGTGCCGCCGTTCAGGTTGATGAAATCATTGGTAGAAGCAGCGGTGAAACCCACCATTGCGCCAGCGGAGTCTGTGTCCACGGACAGCAAAGAGCCAATGTACTTGTCGGTACCGTCGGTACCAATTTTCAATGAGCTTGTGGAGATGGTGGTGGGAATCCAAATGCTATACAACACACCAATGTTGCTGGTGGTGTTGTAATCACGACCGGGGCCAGAAGTTGCACCGTCAGAAGTGGCCACGATAGTGGGCAAAGTGATGGTCAAAGCTGATGCTAAAGAGCCACCAACAGAAAGAATACGACCGCCATGGTCAACTGGATTTAAAGTTGTTGAAGCAGTGATTGCAACAACAGAGCCGGGGCCTTGTTGATACATACCGCCCATGGATCGGAGGGGACCGCTAAAAGTAGTGCGTGCCATGTTTTTTTCCTTACATGCAAGTTGTGGCGTATCTGTCTGCATGTCGTCAGCCGGGGCTGTCAGATACACCGGAAAATCCCGGAATGTTTTTAATATACCGTATTTCTATAGAATGTCAATATGCCGTACAAAGACCCAATTAAAAGGAAAGAAAAGCAACAGGAGTATTCCAAAAAATACTATGCGGACAATACGCAAAAGGTCAAGGACTCTACCAAAAGAACGGATGATAATTTTAAACAACAGTGGAAAGACTTTAAGGCTACCCTATCATGCCTTGAGTGTGGGATTTACCACCCGGCAATTTTAGATTTTCACCACATAGACCCGGAAATGAAGAATGCCAGTGTACATAAACTTGTACAGGCTAAAAGTTATAGAAAAGCACTAGAAGAAATACAGCAGTGCGTAGTGCTATGTTCAAACTGCCATAGGGTTTACCACTACAACGAACGCCATGCGGAAAAGATGCGCATAAAAAATGAATGATAAACCGTTAGGTTTATTTATGCATTCAAAAGCGAAACCCAGACGTTTAAGTGTACAAAAAATGGGGGCCAAAGCCCCCATTCAACTTACTCTTCCACGCGAGTAATAACGTAATGCGTTACGGTATTTGGCTCTTCTTCAGCTTCATCTTCTGACTCGTCCTCGTCTTCGTACTCAAGGTACTCCACAAAATCATCAGACTCTTCATCGTAAACATACCAAGTATCATTTTCTTCGTCGTACCAATACCAAGCATCGGTTTCTTCGTCGTAAACGTACTCTTCGTCTTCGTCTTCGCCAAACTCAACGCCTTCGTCTTCGTCATTTTGGTTGGCAAGAAACTCGTCGGTAACGTCATAGTCAACAGCCCAGCCGTAGTTCTTTTGGAACTCGATAAATTCTTGGATGATTTGTGCTTTTTCAAAATCATCTGTTTCAATGGTCACTTTATCTGTATTCCAATCCCAATCGCCAATTTCAATTTCAAGCTTGTACATGAAAAACTCCTTTAATTTGGTGCAGCCCTATGCTGCAAAACAATCCTACGGAGCTTCTATGACTATTGCAAGGCTAATAAAAAAGGGCCCCTTTTGAGGGCCCCCATTTGGTTATTTAAAACCAAATTATCATCAGGTCGAACCTGAAGAACCGTAGATACCACGTGGGTCAGACCAGCCAAAGCTGTAACGCTCGCGGGCTTTGTAACGAACGTTACCAGTATCAAAATCGCCTTCAAAAGCAGTTTTGATTGGTGAGCGCTGGAACATCTTCAAGCCGTTAGGCGCGTCGGTGATCAAGAACCAAGCGTTAGTGTCTGTCAAGAAGTGGTTGACAGCGTAACCTTCGGGGATCAAGCCCATGGACTTGATCGCGTTGATGTCGTTGTCAGCGGTGGAGGTACGCAGAGTCGACTTCATCAGGCGTTCAGCGGTGAACTGAAGTTCCTTAGGTACGATCATCTTGCGGGCAGTCAGAGCGACCTTCAAACCACGTTCGTCGGTAAACGCTGCGATGTCGATAATGCCTTGCTCCAATGAGGTTTCGTTCAAGTCGGCCTGTGTTGTAGGCGTATTGGCGAAGTTAGGGCCCAAAGCTGTGGGGTGAGCGGTAGAGCACAGAGCAACACCGTCGCCGCCAGCATAAGCGCCGCCAGAGAAAGCATTGTTCAGTACGTTTGCGCCCTTGACCTGCTTGGTTTGAGACATGGAACGAGCCAATGCCTTGGTGTAGCGGCCTGAGAGACGGTCGTAGAGGTTATCTTCGACAGCTTCTTCGGTCAACGCAAACGCCATAGCGATGGTTTCGTGGGTGTAGCGAGCAGTGAACGATTCCAAAGCGGTATCGTACTGAACACCAGCACCCTCAGTCTTCACTGGAGCAGTGCCAAAACCGGTCAACATTACCTCTTCTTCAAACGCACGGTCAGAGGTTTCGATATCGAAAATCTCTTCATGTTCGTTTTCATAGCGGTTGTATTCCATGCCAAACAAGGCATTTAGACCCGGCTCAAGTTCCTTAACGAGTTGTGAACGTGTAATTGCCATGATTAAGCTCCGTCAGATGCAACACCGACGCTACCGTACTGGTGTTGATTAAGTTTCACAACCACTTGTGCATAAGTGCCCAGTACATTATCAGGAGTGGTGGACAAGCCAACAATCTTGAAAGTTAATGCAGCAGTCTTTGCAATCGAAGAGGAACTGAGAGTACCGTTGGAAATACCTGTGGTGGTGCTTCCTGTGGTAGAGGCTGTAGGATCAGCATTCTTGCCAATGTTGGCTTGAGTAACTGAACCATCAGCTTGGACCAAAAATAACTGGTTTGGATCATCGATCACTTCGCAATCAATGGTCGTGCCGTTAGTTACGTCCACACTACCGGGGTAGTAGTTTTTCCAAGTCGGCTTGTTTGCGCGAGTTGGGTCTAGGTACTGCACGCCGTTAAACACACCGGTAGGTGCGTTATGGGTAGCAGCGTCGTACTTGATGATGTAACCATCATAGACAACAACTAAGTCGCCTTGATAGATGGCTCCGGACTGGTTATCCGCGATTTGATAGCCGTATTGCTTCTGTGCACCAGTAGCAGACAAGTTACCAAGCGGACGCAGACCAAAAGGCTTATTTGTATTTGCCATTTGAAGCTCCTAAAAAGTTGTGGATACCGGTATTACCGGGGTCCGAAAGTCGTCCTAGAACTTCTCTCGGGATTCTCAATGCGCATTGTAGAGTGAGCGTTTTCTCGCATCATCTCATTATCCACAGCAGTCATCTGGTCACGGGCCTTCTGGCGGAAATAAACATCACGTTCTTTCGCAGTTTCCAAAGGAATCTTGGCAAGGAGCAAACCCCCAACCGAAATAACTCCGGCATGCTTTCCTTCCTCAATGGTAGGAAGCATGTTTTGATATTCCTCAGGAACATCTTCCAAGCGCACAAGCTCATAACCCTCGCGCAAGCTGCTGTAAACGTTTTGTTTATCTGAAAAACCGTTGACTTCTGCACGAATCCAACGGTATCCATACCCCTCAGGAGGCGGTGGTGTATCCAAGCGTGAAGGTGGTTTCCATGGCTTGCGACGTTCTTCTTTTTCGCGGGTTGAAGCCGCACGTGAAGCTCTATCGATTGTGATTTTTTCGCTCAT